ATCACCAACCACCTCTTCAAATCCTAAGAACGCTTTTGGAATACGTAATGCCGCCAATAATTTCTTTTGTATGTATTCAATATCTGCAATCTCACCTAAATTTTGTGCTCCAGGTAATGTTTCAATTGGCATTGTTTGTGATGCGTCGCGTACGGGTACAAAATAATCTTGGTCCACAGCCATTTGATTATATCTCATATCTACTTGACCATTACGAGGATCAGATACAGGTTGACGTTTGAATTTATTTGCAACCTTTTGTACATATGGTTCAATATCCTTATCATCCATATTACCAACAAACACTTTGAATACACGTCTTTCAGGTGCTCTTGATGTTCTATAAATTAACATCGCATCTTCGGCAAGTAAAAGTTGTTTCCATATACGTCTAATCTTATCTAACATAGAAGTACCATATGGTAACTTTCTATCATCACCTAAAATTCTAAAGTGAGCGACTTCCCACGCTTGGAATTCCATATCCTTATTTTTCCATTGGAAACGTAATTCTCTAATTGGTAATTTAATATCTTTTTGTGTTGGTGTTTTACTTGACGCACCTTCCACTCTTTCTATTTCAATATTTGGTAATTGTTGTACTCCAACAATTCCTTTCTCAGGGTTAATTTTTAAATAAACAAAATTGTCACCATACTTACAAACACCTCTAGCCCACATTTGTAGGTTAGTATTAATGTCCATTTTATTATGAAATAAATCTTCAAGTATTCCTTTAATTCTTTCTGATTCGGAATATATTGTTAATATATCTCCCTTTTCAGACATAGTTGTAGATTCTTCAGAATAGATATCTAAAGCTGCAGAAATCTCAGGTGTAAATTCCATTGATTCATAATCATAGTATGCCGCTAATCTATTCGGTTCATAGTAAATTGATTGATTATAAAGATTTTGGTCTAACTTGGCCCATTTATCGGCAACGTATTGACTTTGTTGTGCCTGTAATAAAGCCTTTTCAAAATCTTCTTTACTATCTGTTTTTAATAATTCGTCTTTATTGAAATTAAATGAAGGTGTGTTATCCTGTTTTGTTTGACCAGGATAACCAAACATTCTAGTAAGTTTCTGAAAGACGGTTGTGGTTTGATCTGCCATGTATATAAATACTTTTCTTTATAATATAAACTTATTATTTAACAAATGGAAGTATTATTTACGTCCACCAAACAACCATGAGTTCTCCCTATAAGCATCTTTGGATACGTTATTTGGATTATTTCCGTGATAAATTTGGTCATTATCCATACCCATTGAACCAATTTGGTCGAAAGATGTACCATAAGAATAAAATGTTTTATTTGGTTCATATGTTCTTTCGGATAAAACCCACGATTCAATCATTGCTTTATTTTTCGAATCATTCTTTTGTAACTGATTGAAACACATATCACCAGCATAAAGAGCCATGGACATACTCATAATCGCATCGTCGTGAGCTCCTTTCATGTGGTCAGGTCTTCCGTTCATATAAACAAACGTATTAAGTTCATTCAATAACCTACTTGACCTAACACCAAACCCTTTTCTTAATTGTTCTTCAAATGCAGCAACAATTTGAGTTCTTTTATTATTGAAATTAAGTCCCGGTATTTTCTCCATCGCCTTAGCGTTATAGTCCCAAATGTTTTGAGTGTTAACACCTTCAATATATAAATTTTTATAATTTAATTCTTGTAACTTTCTTGATGTTGCAACACCCATTCCACCTGTAATATCAATTACTATGAAACAATCATATAAAACACCCCATTTATAAGCAATTGAAGCCAAATCATCAGGAGGTATTTTACCAATATATTCAACCACTTGTTCTCTATCGTCAAAATCAATAATTGATATCGCTGAGAAATCTTCACTATCACCTCTACTAACATCGACCCCCATAATATATCTATGTCCTTGAATTGGTTCTTTCCATTGCCAAAAGGTACCTTGCATGTATTTCTCTTTAGGGATTCTAATCATATTCTTGGCAATATTCTCTTGAATATCTCCCGGTATAACACCGTCACCCGAACCTAAAAAGTCACATTCCAATTCCTGAGCAATCTTACGTCTATCGTATTTGAATTTTTTAGACATAGATTCAAACCAAGATGAAAATGGTTTATAACCTTGTTCTTCTAAATCGTGATAATTTTTCATATCAAATTCACGAAGAACAACTTCATCATCATTATATTGTTCTCTATTTAACATGTAATGACATATATCTTGACACTTAACCCAATGTAAGTCTTTGGTATAACGAGGGTCTTTAAACCATCTTAAATCGGTTATATGGAAGTCATTGATTCCACGTAACGCTTGGTCATAAACACCGTAATATATGGGGTCATAACCATTTGGTGTGGAGATAAGAATAATCTTACCACCCGTTGATAGAGACGCCATAGATGCCGCCCAAAAATCCTCACCCGCCTCAATATATGCCGCCTCATCAAATACAAGTACCGTTGGTGTAAAACCACGAAGTGCATCCGCCGAAGTCGCTACCGCCTTTACCTCTGAACCGTTATTTAATCTAAATCTACTTTCTGAGTTTTTATCGGGTGAAAACCCAACATTTATCCATTCAGGCCATTGGTCTAAGAAATGTCTAATTTTATTAGCCATTTCCACCGCTGTGTCTTTCTTGTTTGCGATAATCAAAACCCTTTCTGGATTTTCAGGTTTTGCTAATTGTAATATTTTAGATAACCAAGCGGCCGTTACAGTTGTAACACCAGCCTGTCTATATTTTTTTGTGATATTTTCATTATAATCCTCATAATCCCGAACCAATTGTAATTGGTCAGGAAATAAATCCATAGGAACGAATTTCTTTTGAGTGTTATCGTAAGTTTGAAGATAGGTTCTTAGTGCATAAGGAGTATCTTTTATGATTCGAGCATACTCTTTAATTTGTTCTATTTTACTATTCATATATATAAATACAAAAAAAGGTGGTATAAACCACCTTTGTATTATCTTTTAACGAGGAACTACTTCTCCTCCGTCATCATCGTCCTCTTCATTATCATCCGATAAGTCAATTCCTAAACTATTAAAAAAGTTTTTAAAATCATCTTCTTCAGTTTCTGATTCAATTGTTTCTAATTCATCATTAAATTGAGCCATAGTCTCTTCGTAATTTTGGTCATTTAATGTTTGATTAATTGCGTTAACTATTTGTTGTAATAATCTCTTACCCGTTTCTGAACCTGAAATAACCTCTTTCATTAAAGTTAAAAATCTTCTAGCTGGTAATTTGAAAATTTCAACTAATAGATAATTTTGAATTTCTACTTTATTTTCATCAGTTAAAATATCTTCTGGAAATTGATTTCTAATTCTGTCCCATATTGCAGGTCCTAATCTTAAATCCCACATTTCCTTTTCCAAAGTATCTTCATGTTGCATCACTTGTTGGAATAAGTCTTTATCTTCAGGTTCACCTTGATGTGAAAATAATTCCATCATTCCTTTAATTAATTCGTGAACTAATATTGGAAAATTAATTGCTCTTGCTTTAATTGTTGGTGGATCTGTATCTCTTTCAACCTCTTCACTACCCCCAACGGCACCAGCAGCACCACCCATCATCATTTGCATCATATCATCACTTAATTGCCAATATAGTGTGTCGTTAATTGACATCAATACACCATATTGATTTATAAGTTCTTGTGACCCTGTAATTTGTTGTATTTTCTGAGGTACTAATTGGTACATGTAATGTCCTTTTTTAGATGACCCCTGAACCATACTATTAATCAATCTTCTTTTTGCTCTTTCTAAATCTAAAGTTTCCAAATCTTGCATCAAATTTTGTTCAATGTTAAATTCTTCCTCTTGGTCTTCAGTTTCAACTTCTTCAGGATTTTCTTGGTTTCCATCTTCTCTGTTAAAATCAGACATATCAACCTCACCCATACCAATTATTTTAGCGTCAAATTGAACTGAACCTTCAGGTATACCCATCTCTTTCATTACCAATTCAATTGCTAATTGTTCCAATTGTCCTCTGTGTTCTCTTTCTGTTTGGACAATAGAATTGTGAGCATCCATCATCATTTGTGATAATTGACCGATACTACCTCTTTCACCAACCATTGGTGCTTCAACACCAGTGTATTGTCTAACTTTATTTATTACTTGTTTATACCTTTCAGATGCTAATAATTCTTGAAAATTACTATTTGGTTCGTTACCTGTTTTAGGTAAAGGAACTTTCTTTATAGGTGTATCTCCACTAGCAAGTTTATTTTGTATATCTTGGTGTGGTCTATCTTGGGTATCAAAATCCATTGGCATCTCATTCAAGTTTTCTTGAATCAAATATAATAAATTTTTCTTAGATAATTTCATATTTTCTGGAATATTTTAAATTAAGCCATTTCAGGTACTTCAGCCGCAACTTCCGCTTGATTTGCTTGCATTGCTGAAACCATAGATTTAGTTAATGAATTGTGAACATCTTCACCAAATCTGTCTTTTATTTCATTTTCATCTCTTAAATCGATAAAGTTACCTCTTACCATAAAACCTAAAACATTATCTAAATTGATAGTTCTCCAAGCTTTTTTTGCCGATAATTCTTTATCTCCTGTTTCTCTTAATGATTTATTATAAGCATTTAAATCAATAACTCTTTTAACATCGTGAGTTTGATTTATCGCCATTTGTTTTTCTGTTCTTTCTTTTTCACTTGGAACGTAAGAAGACAAATATCTTTTAACTAACATATGTCTTACTGTACCATCATTTTTAACATAAGCAACACTTACATTAACATTTTTAGCCAACGCCTTTCTGAATTCCTCAAATCTTGGTGAATTCTTCAATTCTTCATGGTCTAATTCCATGATATCGTCTTCATTTAAACCTAAAGCTTTAGGTTTGTGTTTTGGACCGATACCTGGTTGGTATGGAGTTTGTGGTTTTGGTTTACCTGGCTTTGTACCTGGCTTAGTTGTTGGTGATGGTTTTGTTGGTGCAACTGCAGGTCCCGAAGCTGTTATTGCTTCATAACTCATAAACTCAGGAACATTATTATGTCCCTTCTTTACGTTTGGACCATGTTGTATTTCAGATTCATTTAACTTAATGTTAATTAATTCCATAATTTCATTTTTTGATGTAAAATTATGAAAATTTCCTTCAGCTAACGAATTAACCCATTCTTTTACTTCTGATGGTTTTTTTACTTCTTGATTTCCTCTTGATTCATGGCGTTTTCCTTCTTTATCGATTGAATACCCACCTTTCATTCTAGGCTCATTTTTTAATTCTTCACCATCCGCATTAAAATGTTTCCAATCTTTTCTAGAAATTTTAGGTCCTTGTTTGTAATCTGCCTCTTTTGATTCTATTTTCTTACCCTCACTACTTTGAACTTTAACAGCTCCCTTCTTTTGTGCCGCAGCTAAACCTGCTGGATTACTTATTAATGAATTCAAGGCATTTACGTCATTTTGATCTTTGGCGTTATATACGGTTGCAACTTGTGTTGTAACTTCTGACACCACTCTTTCAAATAATTGTGAAAGTTGATTATCACTAAATTTAACCAATGTTTTTTCAGAAAACCCTTCTTTAATAAGTTTTTCTACAATGACATTTCTTTTCATATGTTCTTGAATTTAATTTCTTCTTTAATTAACGGATAACTTCTTTGTTTAAGTTTTTTAGTAACGGATTCTATTGACTCTCCAAATTTAAATGTTAATCTATCCACCTCAACATTTATGTCAAATTTTTCCCACGCTAACGATATTACACCATCCACAGCATCAATAACTCCGAAATAATCGGAGTCTTGAACTAAATCTAATTGTAAATCTGTGTTCTTTAAAAGTCCCACCAAATCAACATATTCAACTGAAGGTGATTTTGGTAACGTTGTAGCAGCTGCGGGTATTATAAACCATTCATCCATGTCAATTTCATATGATTCACTAAAAACAAATTCATATTGTTTCTGACCTTTGTAATCGGAACCGATTTCATTGACATAGATAAGATGCATTTTATTATTTAAAATATTTACTCAATGTTTCACTAACCGCTTGGCTAATGTTATGTTTCATTTCTTCTAAATCAAGTTCTTTTTCTTCGTCAACATTCCCCATTTCTAAATCAGCGTGATCACCAAAATTGTGAACTCCACCATGATTTTCATCGGTGTTACCCTTTCCTGTTGATGTGTAAGATGATAAATCAACTTCATCATTTTGAACCGGACTATTAATAAATTCCTCTAATTTCTCCATGGCTTGGTCACCTTCACTCATTTCTTCATCAGGTACCTCTTCAGATGATGGTTCTTCGTCAGATGGGTTATTTAAAGAATCTCCATCTTCCTCTTCCTCACGTTCAAATTTCTTACCTATTTCTTCAATATCGTCATCATCTAATTTATCTAAATCAACCGCCGAAATAACCATATTCAAAACATATTTGATATCGTCACTTTCCATCTTATCGTGTAAATCTCTCAACTCTTGACCTAATTTACCCGCATATTTTTGAACTTCAGTCATATAATCTGAACGCTTTGATTCACCATTCTCATCTTTTTCTTCACCACCCATGTCGGATGTTGGAGCGTCTGATGGTGGCATATCTGAAGCTGGTTCCTCAGCTGGTGGGTTATCCAAAGAACCCATATCATCACTTGGAGGAGGGGTATCTGTTGGGGAGTCCATAGATGGTGCCGGCATTGGTGCTTCCGCTGGAGCAGGTGCTGGTGCAACATCCTGAGGTTTGTTTTGTTTTAAAACATATTTTGTTGCCTCATTCAATTCTTCCTGACCTTGTAATAAGTTCAGTCTTTTAGCTGCCTCAGCATATGATGAAAATTTATTTTTATTTTTCATGAACATTCCACCGATGTAATCAAGTGATGATTCATTTAATCCTCTCTTTACATAGTATCCGTCTCTTTCTTTGACGATACCATAAACACCACCATTGGTTGATTCTTTAACCAACTCGGCTTTGTTTGTATTGGATTTTTTATTTTTTTCGTTGTAGTACGTAAGTTCAAGGATTCTTTTTAGTTTCTCGTCACCTTGTAACTTTTCACTACCTAGAGGTTTTATTTCTGCCATTGTTTTGATATTAAGATAAACTTATTCTTATCCTATAAATACATAGATATAGGGAAAAAAATAAGGTTCTTTAT